TATATCATCAGATAAAGGGGTAGTAATGTATAAAGATAAACCTCTTAAGTTTATTCATACTCATTTCTTAGATCAACGATTTAATGATTTTAATAATTTATTAGTAAATCATATAAATAATGCTAAACTCTATAAAGTATTATTGATAATATATAGAATTATTAATGATAAATGGATAATAAAGATACCGAAACAACCAATAGAAGGTATAGGTAATCATATGAATGATAGTTTTAGAGAATTACCTGGATTAATGAAAAAATATAATAAAGATGTAGACATTGAATTAGTTAATGATAGCATACATTGTTGGATATATCCTAATATATTATTATATGATAGACCTACATTAGAATGGTGTAATCCAGAAATATTAAATTCTTCACTATTTTTATTAGGTAATGGCGATATAGAGCTAGAAGGCAAAGAATTAAATAAAAAAATAAAACATGTTAAACCATGGATTTTTTGGCCTAGAAAACCTGAAATAGTTGAACAAATATTAGATGAAAAAGGGATATTAAATTACAATGAAAGAGATATAGAATCAATCTTTATAGGTAATTTTGAAAATCCTGTTCAAGAAAAATATAGAAATGTTAATGACGATTGGGAAAATGTTCTAAGTGAATACCATTGCACTGAAGGACAAACACATAAATTTACAAATGAAGAGTATTTAATGAAATTAAGAAATTCAAAATATGGATTATGTTTGAGGGGTTATGGGTCAAAATGTCATAGGGAAGTAGAATTAATGGCATTTGGGACAATACCAGTCATAACACCTGAAGTATCAATCAAATCATATATGGAACCATTAATAGAAAATATTCATTATTTAAGAGTAAATAATTCATCAGAATTTAAACAAAAAATATCTGAAATGGATGAAAATAAATGGAATAAAATGAGTAAAGAATGTTATGAATGGTATCAAAGAAATGTTTATAGTAAAAATTGTTGGAATAATATGATAGAAAATATATTATATTTTCACCTTTGAACATTTAAAACGCCGATTTAATCCAAATATTTTAAGGTTTTCATTTTCTTGTTGATGGTCTTTTATGAATATTTATTATATATATATATATATATGGATATTCATATATTGAAACCTGTTATTAATAAAAAATCAATAACTTACACTTATTTATATAATGGCAAAAAATACTCATTTTCAAATAATTTTTTATCTGATGAAAATCTTTATACAGGTATTGAGGGTATAATTTCAATATTCGTACCACATTGTATTTTAACCGGAAAAACCATATTTTCAGAAATACCTGTTGATGAAACTTTCATAAATAATTTACAAAATTTAGTTCCAGTTTTTAGAAAATGGCATAATAATAATAATTTACAATTAAATATTGATGTTCCAATAAAAAAAAATAATATTGAAAGTAGCAATAAAAAAACTATTTCGACATTTACTATGGGTGTTGATAGTTTTTATACATTATATTCGAATATAGATAAATTAGATGCCATATTATTTATTATAGGATTTGATATAAAAAAAAATCAAAAAAAACTATTAGACGAAACAATAGAAAACTTAAAAAAAGTTTCAAAAATCTATAACAAAAAGTTAATATTATGCGAAACTGAACTCAAAAATAAAATCAAACATGGAAAAGGGTTTGATTGGGGTCATTATTTTTTTGGTCCAGCACTATTTAACATCGCTTATTGTTTGAATGAATATCAAGAAATATTGATACCGTCATCACATTTATTTAAAGATGAATATTTATGGGGAAGTCAATATATATTAGATAAGAATTATTCGTCGTCGTTTTTGAATATTTTACATAACGGTGATTTAACAAGAGTAGCCAAAATTAAATTTATTTTAGATTACGACTTGAAATGTTTAGATTTTTTAAGAGTTTGTTGGCGAAATATAGATGGTAAATACAATTGTACAAAATGTGAAAAATGTTTTAGAACATTATATCCAATTGAATTATATGGCTACAAAGACCGTGCTGTAACATTTAACAGAAATGTTAATGGAAAAGATTTTTGGAATTTTAAAGCTCAGCATAACAGTGATAAATCCTTTCAAAAAGAAATTAAAAATCTAGAAAATAATAAAAAATTTACCTATAATATAGTTCCCAATTCTAAAACATTAAATGGACCTACATAATCATCATATATTAAAAGTATTCAAACATAAAAAATGTCTATTTTTCCAAAATAGTTATTATAAAAATAAATCTGTATTTGAATATTCAATTAATAATATTTATAAAAATACAAATTTTATCTAAAAGTTTCAATTATATAAAAATTTTAAATCTATTTTTTTTGAAATCGGAGTTTCAATACATCTATTTTCTCTACACCAGTTATAAAAATGAAACATATAATTATCACAGATCAGGTTTTCTTTTTTTAACATTTTACAATTAAAATGAATACCCATGGTTTCTATTGAAGAAACCATGTATATACATTTAGATCTTTTACGAAAAGGGAAAGGTTCGCTAATATCTAAATTTTCTTCTAATTCTTTTTGGTTGCTTTTAGTCTTTGCCCATATATTTTTAAATCCAAATACATTTATATTGGTATTTAACTTTATATATTCTACTAATTTAATATTTGGTATAAATAAATATTCATCTAAATCATTAAAAATCATATATTCATAATTATCTTTACCATATTTATATAAAGCATGATGCATCTGTCCTAATTGTGCATGATGACGATATTTATATTTTTTTGGATTCCAATATCTAAAATCCCATTCTATTAATGTAACATCTTTATAATTAAATATTTCTTTTATTTTATTATTTAATAAACCATTGTAATACATAAAAAAATGTTGAACTCCTTGCCTTTTATAATAATTATAAAAATTTGGAAATAAATTATAATCATGGCTAAATAATGTTGTTAAACATAGAAAATCAGATTTTTCTTTATTTACTATTTTTTCTATTTCTTTACTATATTCTTTCCTATCATAAATTACCTGAATAAATAATTCTTTATTTATATCAACATTATTATCATCATAAATAAATAATAATGTTGGTTCATATGTATCTTTTATAATTTTTTGTTTTAATTTTAATTTTTTCTTATTTAGATAAACATTCAATTTATTTTCATCTAATATATTATTATTAATTGATAAAATTAAGTAAATTAAATTATTTTTCCAGAATACATCAAATAAAGTAAAATCATCAATATTAGTTAAATCTAATTCTTCAATATTTGTTAAATCTAATTCATCAATATTCCACTCTTTACCTTCACAAAATGATAATTCTATATACACTTTTTTACCATTATGTGCAATTCTCCATTTATTTTTATATCTATATAATTGGTATTGTTTATCTTTATAGTATGACTTTGTATTTTTATCTACATTTTGTAAAGTTTGGACTTTATATATTCCATTTATACTGTTATTGTTCGAACCTTTTATTTTAACTATATTTGTCATAAATATTGTATTTTTATAAATATTATTAATTGAATATTCAAATACAGATTTATTTTTATAATAACTATTTGTGTAAAAGTTTACCTTTTTATCAAGTAAAGAACCAGCAATAGCAATATGTAATCTATTTGTATTAATTGTTTCAAATTTAGATAAATAATCGAATATAGATAAACTAACATCTTTTATTACATTTATTTTTGTAGTATTACCGCATTTATTTAATTTACTTGATAAATCAACATTATTTTCTGGAATATTTATATTAGTTTTTTCTCTATCCATCCGATAAGCATTACATACACCATTACCTTTTATTATATTATACTTATCTAAATTTTCAATGTAGAATGCCATATCTTTGGATAAATAGACATTTTTTTTTATGGTTAAATACTTTTAAAACATAATTATATGATGTTTTTTCTCTACAAAAAAAAATTATATTATCATTTAAACTTGATAAAAATATATCTTCTGATTTTATAGTATGAGGTAGAATTATAATTTTATTATCATTTTTATTTTTTTCTATAAATTTTTTACAGTTATTATATAATCCTACCAAATTTCCTCCTCCAGCATAAAATAAAGTTTTATTATGATATTCATTAGAAATTGATCCCATTTTCCAATTTAAACCAAGTTCATTAAAAGTTTGTATTGTTCCAAATGCTATCAAGGAATCTCCTGCATTTCCCGGGTTAGGTATATAAATTATTTCTTGATTTAAATAATTACTTAAAAATATTCTTATGTCTTTTATTTCCATATAATTAGTAATAATATTTTAATTTTATATATGAAACCGGTGATATATAATATTTTAATTTTATATATGAAACCGGTGATATAATTTTACAATAAATAATAAAAATGTAATTCAAAACTTAAATGTAACTTAGTATAACTCGGCGTTTTAAATGTTCAAAGGTGTAAATAAATAATATTACTCTTTAAAAAATTTGAAAAATTAGTTAAATTTTCTACAACTTTAAAGAGAATAACTACTTTACAAACATGTCTACTCACACTTTCACCATTTCCGAAAAGAAGTTGGGGTTTACTTTGGATAAAACCAAATCTACTCCAACAATTGCAAAAATCACTTCTGGTGGAGCTCTTGAAAAGCAGTTGATTGATTCGTGTTCTAGTATCACAGCAGGGTGTGAGGTGCAATATGTTGGTGGAGAGTATGTCAAGGATTTGCCTTTTGATCGAGCGATGGAAAAGATCAAAAGTTATGTTGAAAGGCCAATCAACATCGTCATTACATCTCCTCGAAAATCTGATATCCGCCAATCATTTGTTTCAACTAGTCAAGCATACAAAATGTCTACTGAAGAGATGGATAGGGCATCAGAAGAGGCGACTAAACAAGGCCTCAGGGATCTTGCGAAAGCCCATAAGGAGAAGCTTCTTCAAGAACAATCCTCAACAGAATCTTCTGATGAAGATGAAGATTATGTTTCTTCAAGGAAATATGGGGAACTTGAGAAGAAGAATCATTTCCTCAAAATGGAACTCTTGAATGTTCAGGTTGATAATGAAGATCAAACAACTCTTCTGAAGAAAGAACTTGATCCAATTAAGGCTCTCAATGATCAACTTTGTCATATCATTACGATGAAAAAGAGGACAAAGAAGCTAGAAAAGTTGGATGAAATCAAAAATTCTAGTTCAGAAGAGATGGTCAAACAATTGAAAAGAGTGAATACTGAGGTTAATTCTTACTTTGAAGAATGTGAGAAGCATCTAAAATTGGTTGAGTTTCATGAAATAAAAAACTGTGTAGCTTCTTTCCTTGATAAGGAAAAGATTGAGATGGAAAAGCTGAATAAGTATTACAATTGTAAGATTAATTTTAAGATTTTCTATGAATTCGTGCAGCTCTTTAGCTTGATTGTCTTGCTTTTTGGGGTTGGTGTGGGTATGGTAATGGTAGCAGAGAAAAAATAATGTTCAAAAGTGTATTTGTTTAAAGAAATAATGGTATATGTATGTATAAAATGTTACTTAGATCAGGTAGAATAATTTTTTTTATTGATTTTGATGAAGCATCAAAAGCATGGAGAAAAAATAAAATATATTTAGGATTAGGTAAATTTCAATACAAATAGTTTCTAACCCCCACTTTTTGCTTTTTTTGAACTGCCACATAAGCATGTACATAATACTAAGATTCCCCATACTATTAGAACCCATTTCCAGATATCCAACCAATCATCATATTCACATTTTTTTAATTCTTCTTTTAAGTTTTCTCTTAAATATGTACAATTAAATTTACAAGGTTCTTCAATTGAACAATTCAGAACAAGACCTGTTTCATAATCAATTGAATGTGTTTGTTTCCAATAAACCGTCCTGTTATCTATTTCTTCACGTTCTTCAATTCTATCTACAAAATAATCATAGATTTCATAAATTATATATAATATAGCAGCAATAACACTACTTAAACATATACAAGCAATCCCTTTCCAGAAGTTTGGATCTTCATAAAATTTAACTTTATTTGAACCATTACTGTCTTCTGTTGAACCAGATACACCAGAATATGATGTGGTGGCGGGCATTTTATTTTTTTTTTATTCAATTTATTATTATGTTTTCAAATTTATTGTGATATGATATGATAGTATGATTGCAAGAATGTATGAAAAGCTATAATAACTGATATTTTATCTACATCTTCTACTTTAACGTCTATATTATATTCTTTTAATCTAGTCATAATAAATCCATCATTATTTATAATTTTTTCTTTTTTATCATCTTTATTATTTTCTTTTTCTAGAAAGTGTTTTTCTAGGCGTGTAAATATACACTTTTTATCATCTAATAACCAATTAGCATACATACCTGGTATTAAAGCTGTTAGTATCTTTGAATTAATTTCACCTGGTAAGGCCCATCCAAGTGATATATATGCAGTTAAGAATGAATGAAATATATTTATTCCTTTAGAAATCTTCATTTATATATATACTTAAAATATATTTAAGTATAATAATATAAATGAACTTAGAAATGATAAAAAAAGATAATGCTATAAAAAGTATTGTAGATTCTATAATGGGTGATGAAAACTTTTACATTGTATGTGAAAATGGATTTAAGGATATATATGAAGACGGTGTTATTGATGAAAAAGATATCCCTATGATTATTAATCTTTTACTAACTGCTTATGTAAATCACAGTAAAATTAAAATTACAAATAAGCATAAAAAGAAAGTATTAATGTTGCTGATTTACACGTTAATTAATAAGTTTCAAGTAAATGATAAAATTAACAATGATAGTATTATGTTATTAATTGAACCACATATAGATCTCATATTACTTAGTGTTAATTTACCGAAATGTAAATGGTGTTCATCTAAACCTCTCGATGAAGAGAAAGTTATAAATGGTATTAAATTAAATAGATTAAATAATATGAAACATGTTAACTTAGATATAAAAGAAGAAATTTTACCAGATAACGTACAATTAAAATTAGAGGCTGCCAGTAGCAATGATTCAAATGATGGAAGTGGTCCTCAAGAGATTTAACACATTTTAAATGGTGTAAATAAAATACATAATCCAAAACCAATTACTAATCCCCAAGTAAATATCATGCCTCTTTTTTTAGATTCTGCTTTTTTAATAACTTTTTGTTTTTCATTTAAACTATCATTAAATGGTGTACCAATATTCATAGTAAATACTAGATAAAAAATGGATGCAAATACATAAATTGCCATTGCATATGCTAAATATACAGATATCTTACAAGTTTCCATTTATATTATAAAATAAAAAAATTATATATTATTATTTACTATTTACTATTTACTATTTACTATTTACTATTTACTATTTAGTTAGGCCATGATACCGTAGTAATTGATCTCATTGTACTTGTCAAACCTACTGATATACTTTTCTACTTGGCATGCATTCTTAGCCTTAGTTGGATAGTTCTTGTTCTTCTTCTGGGGGATCTTCCTTGCCCTGATAAACTTACCCTCACCCCTCTGTTCCTTGATGAACGTCTCGTTAATAGAAATGTTGTGCTTATAACCATTGTTATCGTCGTTGATATAGGTATCGTTGATATAGGTATCGTTGATATAGGTATCACTGATTCCCTGTTCCCTAATCATATTCCTGTTATTATAGGTGTCAATGAGAAGGTTAAGGTCTTCAAGTTCTAGATTCCTCGTAGTAATCTTGGGGACATTCTGAAGGGCAACATCAGACCAAGGGACATTCATATAAAGGTGTCCAACCTTCTTTGGCATCGGGCGACTGTGGACAAAGTACTCTGCATCGTTGTTGTAAGACATCTATTCAATAGATATATACTATTATATTTAATAAAAAATAATACACAATTTTCAAATTTTTTAAAGATACACACTTACACATTTAATTTACATCTTTATCTAGTTACACTTTGTGGTGTAGACATTTCCACAAATGTGACCTTGCCTGTATTTTTGTCATATACAGGCTTCATCTCTACATAAGTGGATACATGATGACCCAACACATAGTCTCCACCGCCTTCCTGACTCTTCTCAAAAGAGAAGTACTTAACGCCATTCACCATCTCGTATTTAGCTTCGCTTGACATTCCGATTGACTTATTCTTAATTTAAAGAAAGAATAAAGAATAGTTTCAAATTTTTTAAAGAGGATATTATTGGTAATCTAATATTATTTTATAATTTGAAATATTTATTACTTGAAATTAAAAACATTTCTAATATGGATATTGAAGATGTCATTTCAGACAAAAATGAGAGAGAAAAGATAATTGATTTTACGAAAGAATTAGCAAAAGAATCTTATAATAATAGGAGAGAATATGATAAATATTTTACTGTTCTTAGGAAAAAATATAAAATTAATCCAAAGAAGACTCTAATTAGAGGATCAATTAAATATTTAAATAAAGATGAAGTTAGTAAATCATTTCTTAAATTCTCTTTAAGGAAGATTGGAAAAAGTTCTTCTGGTGTTGCTGTTATTACTTTACTTACTAGTCCTTTTCCAGAATATACAAAAAATGGTAAGAAAGTTAAACAAACATTTAGTTGTGGTAAAGATTGTGCATATTGCCCCAATGAACCAGAAGTAAAATTAGATTTAGAAGTTATTTCTATTATAGATAACAATCATTTTAGAGTTAAAGCCAATATTGATTTAAACCATATTCGCATTATTAATCATATAATTTATAAAGATATTAAAATTATTGTAGATGATTGTAAAGGTTTTACAAATTATGAATTTACAGTTAAGATTGAAAATCATATATTTACTGTAGGTGATACTTTTATTGGAGTTAAAATAGAACAACCAAGGAGCTATATATCTAGTGAACCTGCTGTTTTAAGAGGTAACCATAACCAATTTATTGCTGTTAATCAAATGAATGATCGTGCTACAGTTTTAAATTCAATGGGGCATCCAATTGATAAAATTGAAGTTATTATTTTGGGTGGAACTTGGGACCATTATCCATTAGAGTATAGAATTGAATTTATTCGAGATATATATTATTCTATGAATATCTTTTATACAGAATATAGAGAAAGATTAAGTCTTGAAGAGGAAATAAATATTAATGAAAAGGCAAAATGTAGAATCATTGGAATTACAACTGAAACAAGACCAGATTGTATTACAGTTAGACAAATTAAAAATCTAAGAAAAATGAATGTCACGAGAGTTCAGTTGGGTGTTCAGCATTTTGATGATGATGTATTAAGGTTTATTAAAAGAGATTGTTATCTTAAAGATACTATTGAATCTAATTATATTTTAAAACAGAATGGTTATAAGATAGATATGCATCTTATGCCAGATCTTCCAGGATCTACTTTAGAAAAAGACTTAAAAATGTATAAAGAATTATTTTCACATAAAAAAGAATATATTACAAATAATTATATTAAATATACTTTAGATAAACCAGAATTACAAGCAGATCAATTAAAAATATACCCTTGTTCTACTGTTCCATATACAGAGATTAAAAAATGGTATGATGAAGGTAGTTATATACCTTATTCAGAAGATAAGGATAAGTTAATTGAAGTTATCTTATATATTAAGGAAAATGTTTTCCCTTGGATACGTTTAAATAGGATAATTAGAGATATCCCACAAAATTGGATAGATGGTGGAAATAAAGATGTTAATTTAAGACAACATTTAATATCTCATATGAAAAAAGAAGGTTTACATTGTAATTGTATTAGATGTAGAGAAGTAAATAATAAAGAAACAGATATTACAAAGGCAGAATTATTTGTAAGAGAATATAATGGCTTAAATGCAACTGAATATTTTATTAGTTATGAAACACCAAACAATAGAATCTTATATGGATTTCTTAGATTAAGGATTAATCATACAAATGATAAGATTTATCATAAGGATTTAGAAAATAATGCATTTATTAGAGAATTACATGTATATGGTTCTTTATCAAAACATCATGAAAAAGGAAACAATATACAGCATAAAGGTTTTGGTAAGAAGTTATTGAAAGAAGCAGAAAAAATAGTTTATAATAATGGTATTAACAAAATATCTATTATTTCTGGTGTTGGTGTTAGAGAATATTATGAAAAAAATGGATACTTACTTAATAAAAATACAAATTATATGGAAAAGGAACTAATAATGTATAATGATAATACTTTTATATTTATAATATTCTTAATTGTATCTATTACTATATCTATAGTATTTGATTTGTATTTTCACAATTATCCCCACTATAACCATTATAGCAACGACACACAGAAGAATCTGATGAATCACAGTGTCCAGAACTTTCATCATTAGAACCACATCTTATATCATCATCTATATTGCAAGTTGCATATTCTATTTGTCCATTTTCTAAAACATTATTATTTTCATCACGACAAGGTTCCCCAACAAATTCTGGATTATATATGATATATTGTCTAGAATATAAATCACAAGGGTTTTCCCATATATTACTAGTATGCCTGTCCGGAAATTCATGTGGATCAGATGAATCCGCATTTCTGATACATTTTTCTTCTTTATCTAAGTCTATCCATTTCCCAATACAATTATCATATCTACCTTCTACAAAATTAATATCATTACCATCTAAATTTGATAATGGGCCAAGAATATAAGTAGCATATGGTGTCATTGAATAAGTATCGCTATATTTTGTTATATTTGGATCCCTTGTTATAATAACCTCATTAACATTATCATTTATTTGTTCTTGATTCATTTGATTTCCAAGATTAAATAGTGTATTAAAATCAATATAGCCTAAAGTTAAATTTGTTTTTTTATTATTTACATCACTTCCATTGTTATTAGTGTCGCTTCCATTATTGCCATTTCCATTGCTATTAGTGCCACTACCATTGCTATTAGTGCCACTACCATTGCTATTGGTTCCGCTACCATTGCTATTGGTGCCACTACCATTGCTATTAGTGCCACTACCATTGCTATTGGTGCCACTTCCATTATTGCCATTTCCATTGCTATTGGTGCCACTACCATTGCTATTGGTGCCACTACCATTGCTATTGGTGCCACTACCATTGCTATTGGTTCCGCTACCA